CTTGCTTTCATGGATAGCTTGCTTTTCAGCCCCTTTATTCTTTAAGTAGGTGCTGCCAAGATTTGTAATTCCATTAACTATTGCTCCTATCATAAATTTTACCTCACGCTAGTGTATAAACAAGCAGCTTTTCAGCCTTACCTTTTGCCTCAATCGGAGGCAATTCTTTCAAGCTACTGCCAGAGCGTTGCTTCGTGCTGATCCCTATTAACACATCAACCTCTGCTGCTTTCGTCCCAGATTCTAACCGGGCAGCAATATTGACGGCATCACCTATGGCCGTATAGTCAAACCTCTGGTCGCTGCCCATGTTGCCAATGATCGCATCACCGCTATTAATGCCTATCCCTATCTGGATCGGTGGTAATCCTTTCGCCGTAAACTCTTTGTTCAGTTCTTCCATGTTGATTTGAATCTGCTTGGCGCATTTGATAGCCCAATCTTCGTGATTTTCCAAGGCTAAAGGCGCACCAAATATTGCCATCATTGCATCGCCAATGTACTTATCGACCATGCCGTGACACTCAGCGACTGCGGATTGCTGTGCGGTCAAGGCTCGATTCATTATATAAGCAACCTCTTCCGGGCTTACCCTTTCGGACAAGGCGGTAAAGCCACGAACATCAGTAAACAAGAACGTGCAGTATCGCTTCTCACCTCCCAGCTTTAAGAGGCTGGGGTTGTCCTGTAACCGTTTAACCTGGCGAGGGTCTAAATAGTGTTCAAACTGCTTTTTGATTAACTGTCTTAGCTTGTATTGCTCTTTGTAATTAAGATAGAACGTGGCTGCTGCGACCACGAACTGAGAGATCATTGCCCAGGTTACGTCGATTAGAATTCCACGTTGTATGAGGTAAAATCCAAACGCACCCATTGCTGTGATTGAGCCCGCCGATAACGCTAGGCCAAGATAGACACCAAGATAGTTAATAAACAAAAATACCAGCACCACACCAACAGTAAAGATCAATATCTCGTACAGTAAAGCGCCCTGCGGTATCATCGGCATCGGCTTGTTAGACGCGTGTAATATCGTTTCTAAGAGCGATGCTTGAATCTGATGCGGATATACCAACCCGATAGGCGTTGCGATTTGAGGTAGTATTCCTTTGGCTGTCGTGCCGACAATAACCATCTTTCCCGCAACATCCATTTTATTAAGGGAAGTGGTGTCTGTTTGTATCCAATTGACCCAAACTCTGCCATTAGTGTCTGTTGGAATAGGGTTTAGCTGCTTGACGCGTACCTCTTGAATGCCATTAGCGTTAGTTTTAATAACGTAAGTGCTTGTCCCTGTAACAGCTTTGAGTAGCTGCATGCCGAAACTGGCAATCCATCCATCATTAGACCGCATTAACAAAGGCATACGTCTAACAAGATTATCAACGTCCACCGGGGCTGAGACTATCCCTTGAAGGGCTACATCTCTTAATGGCTTTATGTTCTGCGTAACGCCTTGAGCCCGTATACCGCCCACATCATCACCAAGAATAACCGTTCCTTCGGTCTTGGGTGTGTCTTTAAATCCATCAGTCTCAAACATGGCGATGACACTAGTGTTATAAGAGAGAGCCTCCGCAAAAGCCGCATCACCCCCGAACCGATCTGGCTCACTAAAGACTGCAACCCAAGATACTGAGGCTGCCCCGGCATTCAATAGATCAACATGAATCTCAGCGAGTCTTTGACGAGGGAAAGGCCAACCGCCTTCCTGGTGAATATTATCCTCTGTCAGATTCAGCACTACCAGATTGCCAGTAGGCTCTTGAGTCTGCACCAAAGCATCAAAGGTTCTTAGCTTTATAACCTCAAGCAAGGTGGGCTGATAGATTAAAAGAGAAAACAACAGCGCAACAACAGCCCCTATAATCGTCTTTTTCATTATCCTTCCTGCAATATCCTAATGGTTGAGTCACCACCATTAATCTTAATTTTATTTGAAATTCCGTCTTGAATCAGGATCACGGTATACCCCCCAGCAATGTCTAAATCGAGCCTTGTATATTCGCTCACGTTTCTCATTAGGCTGATTGTTTGACCTGTAATTAGAGTAGTGATCTGGGTTTCGGCATCAGCGCCCAAGGTTGTCCCGGCTATCGTGACACCTGAGACTTGTTTTAATTTATCCTCCTCCTCGTTTATCGCTAGTGCATCTAGAATGTTAAGTAAGTCCTCCAGATAATTGACGTCTAAGAAATTTATGTCCAGCTCGGTAAATTCAAGGCTATCATCAGACAGAAAATCCTGCTCTAAATAGTCAATATCTAGTCCGTTAAAGTCTAGTATGTTTGCCACCTTGGTTGTGCGTTCTTCCGTTATTACCGTTTCTTTTTTTGGGGGTGTAACGATTAGCATGTTGTCAATGAAATCAAGCGTAAGGTCTAAGATGACAGGCTTGCTTGGTGCAGATTCAAACACTGAGACTGTTGTGGCCTCATACGGTTTGTTGAGCAAGACAGCACCCATTGCTGTGATTACCTCAATCTCACCACTCGACACACCGTATTGATCTGGCAATAGGATGATGAGACTGCGGCCTAACTCATCCACTGTTGCAGTGAAGTCTGTCCCACGAATAGCGATATCAGCAGTTGGAGTTTTTAGTGCGATGTTGCGTTTATCTATCTTGCCTAACGTGCCACTAATAAACCTTGCTGTGCCAAGACCAAACGTCAGCGCCATCTTTGACTTGCTGGGGTCTGGATCAAAAATGTATTCGTCTATCGTAAGCTGGCTATGCTCTGTTAGCTTCACCGTTGAGTCATCAAGAAAGGTTATCGCCATTCTGCCGTTGCTAGTAACAGCTTGATCATTGCTTTGGATTGAGAACGCTAAGTCTGCATTGTTAGCCGATGTCCCTCGCTTAATTTGAGCGTATCCAGAAACCTCAGAGACTCCCCCAATATCAGCAGCCGAGGCTTGAGCCTTGATCGTTTTGAATGACACACAAAGTACCAGAAGAACCAACAGAAGTAATCTTGAGCCAGTCATTATCTTGGGTACTCAGTTGTTGTATGTTAAACGTCCGTGATCCACCTGTCTGATCTAAGTAGAAGTAACCTCCTGCTGATGCAGTAACACCGCTACCTGTGTATGTTAACGTGTTGTCAGAGCCATCTATATCAACGAAGTTTGTAGCTCCGTCTATGTTGATGTTTGAGGTGATAGTATTGTTTGACCCCTGTATCGTCCAATCCAAATCCAAGGTAGCGGCTAACGCTGATGTGCCTTGATTCAATGTAAACGTGTTACTAGCGCCTGTTACATTAACTTGATGGTTGCTAGAATCAGCACCGTAAGTATTTGAAGGATCTACTTGAATGGTAAATAGGTTGGTTGACCCAGTAAAGTTGTAGTTACCTGTAAACGAGTCAGCCCATATGTCACCAAAGAACTTGTTGGTTGCGCCAATCATGTTGATGTCTAGGGTCATCCCTGTGCCATCTAGGTCAAGGGGGTTCAAGCTACCCGCTGAAGAACTAAGACCTCCAATCAAGTTAGATATGCCTAACTGCTCAATATCAATGTTTGCTGTAGCCCCTGACTGATCTATGTATATCTCGTTATCAGCACTATAAGCAACACCTACAAAAACACAGCTCAAAATTAATATGATCTTATTTATCTGTCTCATAAGCCCAAAACCTCCGTTCATACCCAATATTAATTAGTTCTAGTACCGCTCCTTCAATGGCTTTCATCAAAGCTATGGTAGTAGACTCATTTCTAGAGTTACCTAACTCTACCTCAACAAGCTCCGTACCCATCTCTCTAAACCTAAAGATGTCCTCAGATTGCCCGTAACTAAATACGGTTTTCTGGCTAAGTACTTCTATTAATATCTCGCCAGTTGCTACTGAGACCATACGCAATGAAATTGTAATATTGTCTTTCCGGTACTGTGCGCTCTTACCTATTCCTAGATACCTAGCACCCATACCGCCAGTAGTCAAGTTAGTATCATACGCTATTACAGCACCTTCTAGCAATACACCCGCAAACAGCAGTGGTGGCACGCCTTTACTCTCGCTATCCTCTGGCATCTGCTCTCTTGCAGACCGTATAAGCTGTCTTTCTTTGGTAAGGTTGTCTAGCCCCATACGCTCTACTACGCGAAAGAATTTACCATTTGAAGCATGTTTTAAAGCACGGATTAGTAGCGCACTGGGCTGTTGGGTTACAGCCGTTGAGAACAACGCAAAGGAGCTGTTGCTCTTTCTTTGACCTGTTTGATCTGTAAACGAGTTAGGGTATATAGCTACTATAGGTTTAACAGAAGGGGATCGTACGTTTAATAAGTCTACTGACTGTAGTTTTCCTATCTTAACTACATCATTATCCTTGAACCTTTGCTCATAGGTATCGTCAAATTGGTCAATAATTGAACAACTAGAAGTAAAAATCGCCAACAGGAAGGGTAATCTCAGTAACATTTCCATCTGCATCCGTAATCGTTAGAGTAATAAAATCACCATCAATAGTGTATTCAATAGTATTACCTTCTAACTCTATTATACCGCCAGTGCTTGCGGTCTCTCCAAACAAGTTATTTACTAGCTGCCTGCTTAATTCTGCATAAATACGAGACTCAAGGTTCCTTATAAACCTTGCTAGAGTAGTGTTCTCCGCATCGCGCTCAAGTTCTTCTTGGTACGCTTTAATCTCAGCAGCTATGTCGGCCTTACGGTTAAACTCTTGGTTCTCAATCGTTAAGTAATGCGATGATGTGTTTTGACCATTAAAGCTAGGAGACTTAAACTTGTGCGTTATGGTATCTGCGGTAACTGGTATCGAGATCAAGGCCGCTAATAATACGCTAATCTTTGCGTTGGTCATCTCTATCTGCCTTTGCAATTCTATCGGTCTGTAGCAACTGAGGTACGCCCAGTACGGTCTTTAACAGGACATCCTGCCTGATAATCTCGTTATCAACAGAACGCACACGGTCTATAAGCGCAATTAATATCCCATGCTGTCCGTCTAACTTGCCACCTAACCGCTCTTCTAGGTGGGCTATTTGCTCTACGAGCTTGTCATCTAGCGTATCAACCTTGGTTTCTAGACCATCTATAATACGATTAATGAGCTTCCAGATAAACATGCCCAAGCCCAACGCGGCGGCAATAGGGAAGCCCACCTCGTTAATTAGCTTGATAACCGTGTCCATCAGTTACTGTTTAGCTTTTGGCCCTAAAAAAGCCAATTTCTCCATTAAAGGGTAAATATGCTTTGCTAGGAACGCATCGTCTTTAGGCGTGTCTGTCATATTACAAATCACAGACGCAACCGATACTAGCGTGGTCGCTAAAACGTAAACATCAAATAATAGTTCCATTAGAATGGTAATCCCCATGCGGTTGGTGGTGTTTTGTTCTTAATAATCTGCGCGGCTACTTTAGCTTCAACGGCAGTTACTTCTGAGCTACCTAGTGTTGCTTTGATCCACGCTCGAATGTTAGCTTCCGTAAGACTAGCATAGGCTTTATACCCTGCGGCACTTGCGTCTGGTGTATAAGACTCCATGCCCGATACAGTGCCTATGTGGTCAACGCCACTAACTGTTTCAGTTTCTGAAGCACTCCAAGCGACATGTACTACGCCCTTGTCTGAGTCTGTGTTGTATTGTACGTTTGTGATGTTCCAAGTTACTGCCATGATTATTTACCCTTCTAAAGTTACGATTCGTGCGGTGAGTGCTTCAATTAAGGCGTTTTGCTCTTGGATAGCTTTGACTAGGATCGGTACAAACTTACTGTACTTGAGACCCATTTGCTTGCCGTCACCTGTGTGACTAGAAACTAGGTTAGTCTTATTGCTCTTGTTGTATCCTGCGGCAATCTCAAGGGCTTCTACTTCTTGAGCTTTAAAGCCTATATCCAACCAATCTTCTTTGTGAGTTCCATCATGGGTAATAGCGTTAAGGTCTGTTGTTATTTCCCAACCTTCATGGTCAACATTGCCATTATCGTCATAGGTTGTTACGTCAGTCTTATCAAT